CTACTTCAACTTTACCACCTGGAAATTCCCATTTATTGGGTTTTTTGTTGTAAAATAGTAGTAATTTACCATCTTTTTCAACTATACCTGCTACTACTTTCATATTAATTACTTAACGGTGCTTTAATTGTTGGGTGGGGATTATATCCTACTAACATAAAATCATCCAAATCAATTTCATCAGCATTACCCTTAAGTGCAGCTCTAAAATTATGACCCGAACTCATTTTCATTACAGGTAACTCACGTGGAATACGCTCTAATTGTTGTTCAGCTTGCTCAATATGATTTGAGTACAAATGTGTATCGCCTAGATGACCAATCAAATTCTCGGGCACCATATTCACTTCACGTGCAATCATCTCAAGTAATAGACCGTAAGAAGCGATGTTAAACGGCAAACCTAGGAACACATCCACCGAACGTTGATTCCAAGACAATGAAATTGCTCGTTTAGGAGTAGATGGCTTAGCTATCTCTTCTACTATATAAAGGTTTTCCCATTCAACATTAGTGTTTTTCATAACCCACTTAACTTGTTCATCCCACGTCAACTCTCTTGTATAAACTTGAAATCCATAATGGCAAGGTGGTAGTGTCATATTTCCTAGCTCACCTACATTCCAAGCATTGACCATTAATCGTCTTGAGTCTGGGTTTGTTTTGATCTCATTAATTAGATTTTTAATTTGGTCAATACCACCTTTATTGATTTCACCAGCTTCGTATGACCACTTTCTCCATTGCTTACCATAGATAGGACCTAATTCTCCATACTCACTACTAAAATCTGAATCATTTTTAATTTTGTCAATAAACTCTCCCATAGTCAAAGGATTATCCCCAGACCATTCCAAATATTTTTTATAAGCATCACCATCCCAAATATGACAACCATTTTCCACCAAATACTTAATATTTGTATCGCCCATCAAAAACCACATCAATTCAGTAGCCATTGTTTTAAACGGTACTTTCTTAGTAGTCAACAACGGAAACCCATTTTGCATCTTATGATGAATCATATAACCAAATATCGATTTAGTTCCAGTGCCGGTTCGGTCATTCTTGTCTACACCATACGAAAGTATGTCTTTAAGTAATGCTTGGTATTGTTTATCTAAGTTGTTCATGTTCAAATAATTTTCCTCCTGAAATTTGGTATGCTTTAAATAGTAGTTCTAATGCTTTTTCAATTGGTTCATTTACTTCTTTATCCAATTTACTTATTTTGTGTTGTATCAAATGATCATTTACCATACAACTAATCACGTGTATGCGATCTGTTATTTCATGGTAGTCTTCTCTTGTTAATTTGATTTTTGTTCCCATTCTTCCCAATTACTATATTTTAAACCCCATTGTAAATTGACCCACATCATTTCACGTTCGGCTAAGGCCTTATTCATTTTAAGCTTTTCACGGATGTATTTAACACCCCATGCTTTCCATTCATTGGCTTGTTCAACAGTCATTGTCCATTCTTGGAACCAATTATCTTTTCTACCAACAATATCATCATAAGTTACTTGATGACCTGCTATAATAAACATTTGGTTGATCAAGTCGATAACCGCTTGTTCACGTTTTTGTTCTCTAGTTAATCGTTTTGCCATTTTGTATATACGGATTAAAGTTTGAATTGGGTCTGCGCAAGCTTTAATTATTTTTTTTATTTACGTGGAATATACGAAATAGAATTTATTTATCCAAATTTTGTTATTAGGATTGTAAACATATCATTATCTATTGAATCACCCTCTTTCATTTGGATGTTGTAACCTAAATTTAAAAATCTTTTAATTATTTTATTGATTTCTTCTAATTTAGTTGTCCCATCAAAATTGTGGTGAAATTCTATAATCATTTGAGTTACATTTGCAAAGAAAGCATCACTTGTATGTTCAATAAAATCGTATTCACTACCTTCAATATCTACTTTCAATATTGTTGGTAACGGTAACATATTTTCAATAACATACTCTTCTAAATTGATACCTTGTACTTCTATTATCCCCTTAAACTTTTCTTGGATAATATTTTCCATTGGTATTTCGGAGGTTGTGTTACCTGTATTTTCGGTAAATGAATAAAAATTAATTGGTTTCTTTTGATCTGTTATAGCTAAATCTAAAATATAAACATTAGAATCATATTTAAACGTTTTTAACAAATCACTATACAAGGATGGTGTTGGTTCAAAACTATAAATTGATTTTGGATTTGAAAACATTGCCCATTTTGTAAATGCCCCAATGTTAGCTCCTAAATCATATACCACATCATTTGGACTTATACGAATTTTATTTCCATATTCATTTTCATGAAATAAACTCATCCATGAACCGTAATTATTAGCTAAATCATTTCTATGAAAATATAAACGACTATCTAATTTATCATTGTAGATATGTGTAGATGTTTTAACTAGTTCTTCATTGTGGTAAAGTTCCACTTTAAAACCTTTACAATATTTAAAGAAATCACTATTTAAAGAAAATTCTACATATCCATTATGAGGTGGAAGATACAATGTGTTGATATGAGTTATTAAGTTAGTTTCAATATCAATATAAATTCCCCTTAATTCGATTTCTACAGGTTCATAGTTCCAAATAACAATATTATCCGGGGTAAATTGTATGTCTACGTTCATATTAAATAGTCTTGTTCAAATTCTTCATTAATTGTATTTTGTTTACTTTCAATCCAACCAGTAATAATATATTTTGTATTACCTTCTCCAGGTGCATTGCCTCTGTGTTTGTGAGTCCAATATGATGGAGCAAATATTAGTTTACCAGTTTCAGGGTAAACAATTTGGGGGTTATATTTAAATTCTGTTCCCCCAGTTGGTAATGTATTTAAATAGTAAATATAAAATAATTCACGTTTACTAGTATTACCACCTTCATTTTCATGATGCCAAGCGTAATAACCTTCACCACCAATATATCTCTGCATTTGTATATGAGGAAAGTTATTATTTCCACTCATAAAACATGTTTGAGCTGTTCTAACTACACTTGATTTACTGGAGAAATTATTGTTTAAAACTGGGAAGTCATTGGTTTCGAGATAATCTACTAAGTGGGATAGTAGGTTTTCCATTAAGTATTCATAAATGTATTTCCAATCCTCGTCTTTACCTACTTCATCATGTATCATTAAGTCAGTAGATGCTTTAATATGTTTTCTAATACCACCTCCGGACATTCCTTCAACTTGGCTTTGAGAGGATTCAAATTTATTAATTATAAATTGACATATCTCCGGATTAAGAGCATTATTGTATATTTTAATTAGATTATCCATTTTTTTCTATAATTAAGTCAAAATCAATAAAATCATTCAATTTTAGTGTTTTAAAAGGCAAAATATGTTTTTCACTACCTTTAAAATAAACATATGGGATTAAATTATATACTTTTTCCATTTGAGTAACATAATCAACCATTTCCCTAGTATCAGGTAATTTACCTTTATCTGTGTTAAAAGTATAGATGAATAATACTTTTTTATTCTCAAGATTTAGGATATAATCAATTATTTGATTTTCACCATGAAATTCTAGTTTCCAGTTACCTACTGCAATAGGATAAGCGCCCCATTGACCTCCATTTAAATACATTTCACCATAAAAACTATCATCCAGAAACCATTTAACTAAATATCCTTTATCTCCGTTAATAGATACTTTAGCTGAATTATTAAATGTGATATTGGCTGCTATTTCGTTGGTTAGGTATAGTTTCATAAAATTCTGATTTTGTCACATGATAAGCTTTTTCCCAACGTTCATAAAAATCCATTTTGGGGTTTTGCATTTCTAGTTCTTTTGTTTTTTGAATTACTTGCTCATAATATCCACGTTCATGAGCATGATGAAGCATTTCTTCAAGGCGTTCTTCTCTTGTCATTTTGAATAAATTCCATAAGGGGTTACTAAAAAATCTACTATTCCATTTTTTAGATGTACAAACGCTTCCTCAGGACGATTTACAATAGGTTCATTGTGTACGTTAAACGAAGTGTTTACTAAACATCCAATACCTGTTAATTCTTTATATTTTTTTAAAATATTATAAAAGAATGGGTTTGACTTTTCGGTTACAATCTGGATTCGAGCTGTTTTATCAACAGGATGGGTTACAGTTGGTAACATATCTTTAAATTCATCTCGAGTGTCATATAACATAGTCATAAATTCTGCTGTGTATTGAGATTTATCTACTTTAAATAAACGATTAGCATCTTCATCTAATACAGCAGGTGCAAATGGCATAAAGTCATTACGTTGAAGTTTACCATTTATAAGATCATATGTTTCAGGGTGGGTTGGATCACAAGTAATTGTTCTATTACCTAATGCTCTAGGACCATGTTCTGATTTGCCGTTGAATAATCCTAAAATTTTCTTAGATTTAAGTAATTCACCTACATAATCAACATTATAAGGAATTTTGATATAATCTCCCATTATTGACTTAGCAGCATTATCTACTTCTTCATCTGTGTATTCTAATCCTAAATAAACGTCTTCTAAACGAAAAGGTTTAAATGATGGATGGAAATTTTTTAGAACAATCGCCAATGAACCTAGAGGTAATCCTTCATCACCCATTGGAGGTGTAATAAATACTTCATCAACCCATTCTAGTTCATTTATTTTTTTATTCATTTTCACATTAGCAAATACACCACCTGATAGGGCTAGTTTTTTAACGTGTGGGTATCTAGTATGTAATGTATTTAAAATTTCAAGGACTGTTTCTTCAAGAGCTAATTGACCACAATAAGCAATATTTTTTCTATGATCTTCTTTTCTCCAATCTATCTTACTTCCCATTAAATTGAAAAATTTGGAAAATAATTCTTTATAGACACCACCACCAGCTAAGTCAGCACCATCCCAAAATTCTGATTTCTTGGTTTTGATTCCACCATCTAATGATAATACTTCTTTAAAGATAATATGATAATCTCTATCATAGTGACCATGTCCTGCTAATCCTACAACTTTACCTTCATCTTTTAACCGTTTAAATCCTAAAAGTTCAGTTAAAGCACAATAATACATTCCAATTGAGTGTCTATCTAATTCAATACCATCAATATAAGTCATAGTATTGTTAGAACCTAAATAGTATTTTGCTGAGTGGTATTCTCCACTTCCATCAATAGCTACTACTAATGTATCTTCTTGGAATCCTGAAAAGTAATATGCTAGGGCACAATGTGATTCATGGTGATCTGTTTTAATAAATTTATCCTCAGGGAGATCAAATAAACATATTCCATGAAGTATATTTTTTACTGTGTTGTAATCTAAAAAACTAGTAAAATAGTCTATAGAATTTATATCAACTCCATAAGTGTTAATTAATTCATTGATTGATAATAGGGGATATCTAAAGAAATTATTATGTAGATCTACATAAGGTTTTACTCTAGTTAATCGTTCTTCTTCTAAAACGACCTTAACTTCTCCATTTTCAAAATATGCTAACCCGCAAGAATGTTGTCCCCCAATAATGCTTAGAATTTTATATGGGGAATTTTCTATTAACTTCATTATATGTAAACTATTTTAAATAACTGTGTTTATAAATATTATAATTATAACTTATCGTACTGGAGTTTGTTGATTAGATCTTCGAGTTCGTTTCTTCCTCTACCCAAATTACCATCTTCAAGTAATAGTAATATGTTCATTAATTCTCTATATAAACGTTCCTTTACTTCAGGTGTCATAACTTAAATTTTATTAAGACCAAATACTTCAAAACTTTGTGCTTCTAAATCAGCATCAAATTCATCTTCATTTGAATACCAATTGTCTTTAATTTCGGCTTCTTCCTCTTCCATATCAACTTTCCAAGCGATGTCTTGAAGAAGACCAGCATTTTCAACAAGTGACCAAATACGTTCTTTCCACAAGTCCATTTTGACACCTTCAATTACTGAATCAAATCCAAACTTTTGAGTCAAGGTACCAATCATGTCTATAAATTCCAAGCATAGTTGGTCTAACTCACCATCAATTGGGAAATTGGTGCCATACTTAGCTGAACCATTGGTCTCTTTTTCATACATTTCTTTGATGATTAACCACTTTGGAGTAACGATTGATTTTTCTGTGTTTTTCATAACCTTTATTTTTATTTTATGTGTGTAATATACGAATTATTTCTCAGATTTCCAAGCAATTTTGTGCTTGTCTTTTCTGTAGTATTTCTTTTTGTTACGATGTGGAGTAGGCATACGCATAGCTTCGTTCCACTCGTGGATTGTCAGTTCTATTTTTTCTATCTTTTTCATCATGTCGTCAATATACGAAAGGGATCTGGCAAAGCCAAATCCCTTCGTCATTTAGAATTTTCTTCACCATTTAAACGAATATCATTTTTTAATGATTCTAAATAATCATCTAAATCTGCTTTACCTTTAAGTGCCATTTCAGCTTTAGCAATTAAGTCTTCATTTATTTCTGATGATTCTTTGGTAACTACTTCTTTATTATCACCAACATGATAAGCTTCCATAGTTTGATCAGGACGTTCAGGCATCATAGCAAATTTATCTTTTAAATGAGCCATTTCCATTTCTAAATCCTCAGCCATTCCTCTAATACCATTATTTTTAACAGTAATCCATTCACCATTTTCATTATCCCAAATATAACCATAATCAGCACCAAATGAATCAATTTCTTCAGCTATTTTCATCATAGCTTCATTAAAATCATCCGGTAATTCAACATAGTCTGGGGCTTGTTTGTGGTTTGCTTCAATATCACCATTTTTAGGGTCAATGTAACTGATATAACCGTATTCAGCTATATCCCTTGCTAAGGTATCGGAATCAAAGAAATTTTCTAATGCTTTACCTAAATTTGAGGGGTAACCATCATAGTGATTATATGTTGTTGTAAGTCGGGTAACACCGTCTGTATTCAAATATCCGATTAATGCTCTTGTAGCCATTGTTTTTAAATTAATTATATGTTATAAATATTAAAGAGAGTATTTAGATTTCCAAGTTTCAATAAAACCTTCACCTACTCCACATTCTAAAATGATTGCTGTTTCAGGTACACCTACTAATTTATCAGCTGACATAATGTAGTCAATATTTTCATTAGCAAATACTTTTATTTTGGTTTGAGCATTTGAACGATTTGATGTTTTAAATACTAAAACTACAGGTTGTTTATTATAAGCTTTGCCTTTTTCAGCTTTAAACCTATCATGTTTATAACCTTTAGGATAAACAATTTCGGATTTAATAGGGCCATTAACACTTTTATTAAGGTCGTAATGAAATGTTGTTTTCCAACCTAACTCAGGTTTAGTTGGTACTTCATAAAATTCACGAGTAAATTTTTCGGGTTGAACAAATAC